CTCCATATTAATTTAACTTCATCTTCCCAGACTCTAACTATTCTATCTATAACCATTGTTTTTAGCAACATTATTTTTATTATGATCACTGGCAATTCTCTCTTTCCAGTTAAATGGTTTTTATATCCCTCTCTACAATGCCAATAATTTCCATCTACTTCTATAAGTATATTATAATCAATTAATAAAAAATCATAAACACTATACCTATTAGTGATTTCATCTAATATAAAGAATTGTTTTTTAAAATTTATGTTACACTCTATAAGCAGCTGCTCCATTTCTAATTCACATTTAGTAGTTTGATATTTTCGATTGCATAAAGATTTAGCAGCAGATAAAGATCTTTTAGCTTTTTCTTCTTCACCCATTACTCTACCTTTAGTTGTAATACCTCCATCTTGATAAAATTTTTTCAAACCCTCTGATATTTTATTTTTTGTTTCATCAGAACTAATTCTTTCAAAATTCCAGTGTAATTCACCAGTTAACCCTTTATTAAATTGTGTTTCAGATATCTTATTGTTTCTTTCTATCCACATCTGCTCAGCTATTTCTATTCCATGTTTTAGAATCCAAATATCTAAAACAGATTTTTCAAAAGTTCCATTTCTAGATCCAGAACTTGCACACTTTCTACATCTTACTCCTGCACTCTTTACTTGATTTTCACAATTTTCTTCTATACAATAATATATACGATGTTTAGGACATTTAAATTCTCCTTTTAAAATTGATTTTTGATATACTCTAGAAGTGCAGTTTTCTTCTGAACAATACGTGCTATTTACTGCTGAATGATATCCACAAGTGTTTTGGCCTTTTTCAACAGCACGTACACTAGCTTCATTATTGCATTTATCAACGACACATTTCACTTTTCTTCTCCATAAATAAATATGCCAAGCTGTGTACTCCAAAATAGACTGTTAAGTCTAAAGGCAGCTTGGCAATAGATTTATGAATCTATTTTGGAGTACAATATAAATATATTTGACAGAGAAGAAAAGACACTACATTGTAAAACTCCTTTTATTTGGTTGGTTGTTTTGATCTGTCTATTCTATATAATATTTGAGTATAGTTTTATAAACTCTATTTTTACAAAACCCTCTTAAGATTAGAGTTTGGTCTTGGACCTCTACCAACTTTATGGACTTCTGTCATAGTATCAATTGTATCTCCTACAGCTACAACATCCGCGCCGGCCATTCTCATATGCTCATCCCATGAACATTCTCCGCAGCCAATCCCGTCAAATAGCTTCCAGTCTTCTCCCCAGAATTCCTGGCACAATTTCTCATATTCTAAAAATGCTTTTACTTTTTCTATATTGCCAAAACCTGAAGATAGCAAAATCTTTACATGTGGGAATCCACTGAAATTTAGAGTATTTCTCAATCTATGAACTCCAATTGCTGCAACTCCTTTGCATAGATAGAATTTATTGTAGTCATTCACATCATCAAATGGCAAGAATCCATTATCATACAAAATACCTTGCATGAAATTTTCACCACAAGTATCTACTCTTACATAGTCTAAATTGCTTCCTACTTTATCTAAACATTTAGCAGTATCCAGTGAGTCTGAATATTCATGATTGTTATAATCTATTAGAGCAATTCTTGGTACAGATTTATCAATGTGCTTATCAAATGCTAGAGTTGAATTTACTACAGCATTTTCCATTCCATATTTCCAAGCATAAATATTTTCTAGTGCATGTGGAATAGTTCCTACTCCCAACTTATTTTCATCTGCTGCACCAATATCTGTAGAACAATCATCTGCTCCACCATCAAATGCAGCCTTTGCAATTTCAGCATCCAATTCCCAGCCCCAATGTCTAGCACCCATGTAGATGAGTTTTCTATCTTTGCCAATAAGCTCTCTAATTTCTGAGAATGTCTGAAAAGTATTATCTAATATATGTTTTTCTACATATTTCTTATGCTCATCATAATGAGCTTGCTGAATATCACTATTTATAGCATGCAGATAATTGCATGAAGCATGTAGAGTAGTTTCTCTTGAAATTACTCCAAGGTACATTGTTTCCAACTCAATAATATCTTGAATTTTAGCTTCAATGATCATGCAAGTTTCTTTTGGAGCATAATTATCTCCTTCAGATAAAGAATATATTCTTGCATCTGTCAGCTTTGAATATTTTTGTAGAATTTCAAGAGCTTCATTTAAGCCATGTATCTGGTTATTGTTAGATTTTCTCACAAATACTTGCATTCTGACAAATGGATTGAGATTATCAGCTTTTAGAATCTCATTTGATCTGAGAAAATATTTGTCTGTATATGGACGATGATCAATTTGCAAATTGAACATTGGAACTCCTTTCTAACTTTTTATGCATGAAATCTAAAAAGTTTAAATATAGCGCCATAAACATTTCTCTTTCACTTAAATTTTTTAGAAAATCATTATTAGTTAATGAAAGAGTTTTAGAGAATTCATCTGCATATAGAGTTAAATTTTTTAGATAATTTTCTACGAAAACATTTGGTTGTTCTTTTGGTGTTGAGTGCATTAGTTTACTCTATAGTTAATATAACAAATTAGACATCGAAAGTAAACAGATATTTCGTAAATAATCAAAATTATTGTATTTATTTACTTTGACATGTATATTTATAATATGGAAACAAAAATGCTAATAGTAGAGAAACATATAATAGATAAAAATCATAAACAATGGAAAACTATTGATAATTTATGCTTGTTATCTAAAAATCTATATAATCGAGCTCTGTTTCTTATAAATGAACACTATGAAAAAGAATGTAAATTTTTAAGATACAGCAAGTTAGATAAATATATTAGAGAAACTGACAAAGAACTGTATTGTGCTCTGCCAAACAACACATCTCAAAGAATAATAATCAAACTAGATCAGAATTTCTTAAATTTCTTTGCTGCTTTAAGATCTTGGAAAAAAGATAAGTCAAAATTTTTAGGATGCCCAAGACCTCCAAAATATAAAGAGAAAAATGGTAGAAATTTACTTATATTTACTACTAGACAAGCCAAAATTAAAGAAGGATATATTCATTTTCCTAAAAGGACTGGTTTGCAGCCCATTAAAACAAATGTGAAAAAACTCTGTCTAGTCGAAATCGTACCTCAAGCATCTTGCTATATAGTGAGTATAATGTATGAAAAAGAAATTTTAGATCATAAATTGAATAAAGATAATTACTTAGGAGTAGACTTAGGAATAAATAATTTAGCAACAATTACTTCAAATCAGCCTGGATTAAGTCCAATTCTGGTTAATGGTAGAATTTTAAAATCTATCAATAGTTACTACAATAAGAAAAAAGCTAAACTTCAGTCTAGTTTAGAGAAGAATCATAAAAAAAAGACTAGTAATAGAATTAAAAAATTAGCTCTAAAAAGAAATAATAAAATAGAATATTATATGCATCATGTTTCAAAATTTATTGTTACTCACTGTATACAAAACGATATTAGCAATATAGTTATAGGTTATAATGAGGGTTGGAAACAAGAAGTGAATATGAGTAGAAAAAATAATCAAAATTTTACAATGATTCCATTCTTAAAGCTAATAAATCAGATCAAATATAAAGCTAAATTAAACTCTATTGAAGTTATAGAAATGGAAGAATCTTATACTTCTAAATGCTCAGCATTAGATTTAGAATCTATTGAGAGACATGAAGAATATATTGGAAAAAGAGTAAAAAGAGGTCTGTTCCAATATTCAAAAGGTCTCATTAATGCTGACGTCAATGGTTCTCTAAACATTCTCAGAAAAGTAATTGGCAATGATTTTATAAATCTAGTCAATATAGGCTGTGTTAGTCAACCAGTGAAGATCGATTTTTCACAAACAAGAGCAATCTTGAGCTAAAGGTTTATTTTGAAACTTTAATAGCAATAACTCTATCATCCCATATACCCCCTCTAACTTCTTCTATAGTTTTAGAGTTCAAGTATGATAAGCAGCTTCGAAGCCCATTGCTGAACCTATGAACTACATCTACAACAGATTCTCCAGTATATGGAACTAATGTTTCTTTACCTTCGACAAATAGATTCTCTTTATTGCCATCCCATAGATCATATTCTTCAACTACTTCTTTTGAAGCCATACCTCTAAATTTTTTGAATTTACCAGTAATATGTTCCCCTGGTGGTAATCTATTATAATCAGCCTGAGCTTCTATTCGCGTTCTTCCACTTAAATATTGAATTTTATCAAATATTTCTCCTGGTGTTTCTTTACATCCTGCAAATATTCCACCACAAATTACAGCATCAGCACCAGCAACAATTGCTTTTGTCAAATCTCCAGGTTCTCTGATTCCGCCATCTAAAAGTATAGATGGACGACCGGGGTTCTGTCTAATATCATCTTGAGCCAATTGCCAGTTTCTAACAGCTTTCCAAGCATAATGTAGAGCAGTTACTGGAGGGCATCCGATTCCCGTAGTAGAAGAAGTAAGACAAGCGCTGCCCGTGCCCACAGAATGTCTAACCGAATCTGCACCTATAGATATAGCTCTTGATACAGATTCTTTTGTTAAAGTATTTCCAATTGTTACATCTGTATGTGGATAATTTTCTTTAAACCAAATTGTGAAATCTCTAACCTTGTCCATTAATCCATTAGCACAATCTAAAACAAATAGATTAGGTGTGCAAACTGACCATAGAGCAGATATTCTCTTTTCATAATCTTTCAGCCCAATTGCTACATAGCATTTACCAGACTGTTTCTTTATTTGCTCTGCTTTATCTACTTGCTCTTCTATAGGCATGAATCTGTGTAAAATACCTGCAGCTCCCATACTATTCATTGCCACACAAGACTCTACACTAGAAACTGTATCCATTGGAGACAGAATTAATGGATAGTCTATTTCTATATTTCTAGAAAGTTTTGTTTTCAGAGATACTTCTTTTCTAGAATTTATAGAAGAGAAGCGAGGTAGAATCTGGATATCTGAGAATCTCAGTCCTTCATATATGCTCATTTAATTCGCCTATAAAAAATTGTTAAAAAAAGTGTTTCACTAACATGAAAAATGAAGTGAATATAGATATTAATATGATAGATGCTAAAAGAAATACTATACCCCACTTAAACAGAAACAGAAATATTCTGAACAAGATAGGAATCCAAAACATTAAATGCAAAGTAATTATAGACCAAAAAGCTATACATATCGCTTGCCACTCTAAACTTCGAACAGCTTCTATTCCATGAGCAGGAACTTTAAAGACATATTCAAGAATACCCTCTGCAATCAGAAAAAATATAATGAATATAAAAATCTGTACTATTACTGAAACTATAGTCAGGAATTCTAAAATTTTTCTTATCATATCAGTAACCCTTTGTTATAGATTGTTTAGTTCTTATAGTTAAATATAAACAATCTATGTTCAAATGTAAATAAAAATTTTAGTCTGTATCATGTATTACGTACACTCCTAAAACCCAAGCAACTATGGATAAGAAAAGCCAACTATCAGAATGTTGAACATACAGAATCAATTTGCACAATACTGGCCATCCTAACATCCATAGAACTAGAGCAATCTTTTTCATTTTATCTCCGTTTCACTCTACATATAGCATTCCAAATCCATCCTCTAAACTATAAAATACTTTCTTTATCCCTATCTGCTTAATCAGCTTCTGACAAATCTTACAAGGTTTTGCATTCTTCATGATTCTATTTCTGTCCTCTCTATATGTATAGAGCACAGCCTTTGAAGACAGGTCACCAAATCGAAATGAATTATATGAACAGACTACATCTGCCTCTGCATGTGTTCCATTACAATAAGAGGGATAAATCTTGTTTATTGTATGGGTTTTATATCCATTGCATGCTGCAATTATCTTATTCTTTGCAATGACTAGACAAGCTCCAACTCTTGTCTGATGATCTGAATTGAGCATAATCTCACGAGCAATGTTGAAGTACTTATTTTTGAGAACAATTTCTTTTGACATTTGCGTGTGGGGCTCCATATTAAAAAACCTTAGTTATAGATATGCTTTGCAATGAGAGGCTTATTAATTTCTGAAATATGAAGAGGACAATTTGCAAATTTAGCTAAAACTGATGCATACTCAAAAGCATCTTGAGGATATGGCCCTTCTGAAGATTTGCTATCATAAGTAGTGAATTAATTCCACCTAAAGGATGGAATCTTCCTGCTTCATAGAAGCTGACTTATTTTTGATACTTAAAGTATCATCAGCAGAGGTCAATTTCTCCACAGGCTTAAAGTCCCTATGTTCCATAGGTATATAAGATTGATTATTTTTACCAACCAATAAAATTGTTTTTGCAGCTTTTATATCTCTATCTTCTTCGAAATTACATACATCACATTTGAAAATTCTATCTTTAAGAGTTAAATTTTCATTTATTACACCACATTTATAGCACATCTTTGTAGTAGGGAACCATTTGTCTACAATATAAACATTATTAGATGATTTTAATTTAGATTTTATTTTTCCAAGATAACTATGCTGTACTTGTTTCCCAAATAAACCTTTATGCCAACCTCTTAAATTCTCATCTTGCATAAAGACTCTTAAGTGATTTGTTAGAAGATAGTTTACTAATTTATTGGCAGCATCATTTTTTTTATTTGTTATTTTCTCATACTCTTTCTGAATTTTAATTCTCAGCTTATATCTATTGTTTGAGTTCTTTTTTGATTTTGCAAGTTTTCTTTGCAATCTTTTAAGATGCTCAGATTCTTCAATAAAGCAGTTGAAAATTTCACCCTCAGAAGTAGTAACATTGTTTTTGATACCAAAATCAAGACCTAAATCTTGTTTATTACAACAACTATTTAGTTTTTCAAATGTTACAAATTCAAAACATGTTAATTTTATATAATAACCAGAAGCTTTTTTTACTAGTTTAGCATTTGCTAAATCATAATTATCTTTAATTTGTTCTAATCCATGAACTTTTAGAGGTTTCTTTATATTGAAAATCTTAATTTTATTTTTATTTATTATCTTATGTGTATTACCATATTGCGACAGTTCAATAGAGTTATATTCTCTTTTAAATTTAAGTTTACCGATTTTATGACCATTTCTTTTTAAAACAGATAAAGATTTTATATTTTGATAAACGAGTTTTATCAAATCTTGTTTACATTTTGATGGCAGATATTTTAATTCTTTTTCAATGAACTTGTCTTTATATTTTACTAGTATGTTTTTTATTTTGTAGTTTACATCTGATATATTATCTTGAGCAAGAATATAATTGTACAACCATTTAGCTTCTACAAACCACATTTTTAATTGCTCTTCTTGTTGTTTGTTTAAAGATGATTGATCAATTTTAAGCTCAAAAACTTTGCATCGCTGAGATTGTCTTTTAATTCTTGTCTTTCTAAGAGATTCTTTGATTTTATTTCTTTTTGACTCATTCATATAGTTTAAATCTTATATAGTTTTGTTTATATAAATATACATGAGAAAAATTAAAAAACATTCAAAAATTCATATTCCACATAAATGTCGGAATCTTTCTTTTTGAGAATTACGTAAGATAAGTCATGATATGACCATCATCGATCAAAAGATGAACCTTTTCTCTTGTGTCGAAACTAATAATTACTCTATTTAAATTCTTCATTGCAATCTCCTTGTTTAATTTTATAACCATTTTGTAATAAATATAAACAATCTATACTTAAAAGTAAACAATTTTGTTCAAATTCCAAAAATAAATGCTGTACTAAAAATTAATTAGCACAGCATTTACATTCAACTTCTAACAATCTCTAAACTCCAAACAATCCCTTTCTTGAAAGAGATCCAAACAATTGTAACAATGTAACAAGATCTGGACTATTAAACAATTTCACCCATTGTATTCTATTCTGAGATAATGTCTGAATTTCTTTTAAAGCTTTATCCATTCTTTCATTATCTGCTTTTAGTCTTTCATATTCAGCAAAAACGTCTACATTTACAGCATCACCTTGTGCCATGAATTCTCCTTTCTCTTAAACATCTACTGCTTCTGTTGAAGTCAATTCTTCTACTAGAACATCTTCATCTCTTTTTGATGGATCTTGCTCAACAAATAAAACATCTTTAATTCTTGTTCTTAAAAATTCATTGATTTCTTTGTTTTCTTCTTTTCTTATAAAATCTGAAAATTCTTTATTTTTGAACTCTATAATTTGACCATTGAAATCAATAGAGGATTTTTGTTTACTTATTTCTTTAACAACCTGTAACTCTCTTAGCATATCTAACCATGTTTCTTCTTCTATAATCCCTCTATTATAATACATATTTAATAAACATTCTCTGAATGGTGGCCCCAATTTATTTTTTTGTACTCTTACTTTTATAGAAGCACCAATCGTATCTGTACCAATCTTAATTTTTCCAGCACTATATAATCTTAATCTGACAGAAGCATGAAAAGGAATAGCAAGTCCTCCAGATTCTGTGAACGGATCGACGAAAGCTGGTGCACCAATTTTACATCTAAGTTGATTGAGAAATACCAATGCTATTCTTTCTCTACCAATATATCTAATAATCTTTCTAAGACCTTGTCCAATTAATCTAGCTTGAAGACCCATTGTAGATTCTCCATATTCATTCTCTAATTCTTTTCTTGTTGATGTTGCAGCTACAGAATCCCAAACTATACAGCATAATTTATCCTTATAATCTGTTCTAATTTTTTTTATTATAGCTTCCATTGCTATAAAAACATCTTCTGTAGAATCTACTTGAATATATATCATCTCTCTTTTCTCTGGATCTAATCCTATCATTTTTAGAAAAGAAAAATCAGCTGTATTCTCTGTATCAATTAAAACTGGAATACCACCTCTATCTTTGCAATTTTTAAGTATCATATAACCCAGTAGACTTTTTCCAGTTGCGCTTTCTCCTGCACATGTACTCAAACGACCGACAGGAACTCCACCATGCTCTCTGTTGTTCGATATAATTGTATCTAATATTACAGATCCAGTAGATATAAACTCTTTTACCTCAGATGGAATGTCCTCATCACCAAGAACATATGCAACATTTCCTAATTGTTTATTCAGAGAACTTACTATATCTTCAAATGCTGCTGATGGGGCACTTCCTGTGTTCCCATCTTCAGTATAATTTTGTTTTAATAATGATTTTCTTCCCATTATTTCTTCTTCCCTTTGGCCATCAGTTCTTCAAATTGCTTTTCAATATCATCTTCTACTTTTGTACCATCTAAAACTTCTTCATCAGAATCTTCTTTTGCAGGAGACGAGTCTTCTACAACTGTCTTTTCAGTAGAGAAATTCTTGATAGTCCCCTCTTTGACATCTGTATTTGTATCTTTAAATTCCAATGATGGATCTAGATAAGTATCAAGTGCTTTCTTCATATCTTCTCTAGACTTGAATTTAAATATTTCATATAGATCTGGAACTGTTTCTAACATTGTCTTTACTTCTTCAGTTGAAGCTGCTAATGAAGAATCAGCAAATGCTAACTTGATATCTGTCTTACCATAGGGAGGATTTATAACTTTTGAAATTGCTTCATACTTGAAATCTCTACCTTTTCTTAGATCAAGAATATCAATATTAGACTGTGCTGCATCTTTGATATTTTTTAAAATATCTACGTATACAGTTTTACTTAGACCCAACCATCTGACTCCTTGATCTTCTTCTCCTCTAACTACTATTGGTGTGTAAATTCTTAATGAAGATGCAATTTTCTTGAATAGATCTAATTTTTCTTTTGCATCTTCACCTTGCTTATCTTTTGCATAATCTTGCCAGATTGTAGTTGCAAACTCACACATGATACAATCTTCACTTTTCATTCTAGCTGGGCACAAAAAATTCCCATTGATTCCATAATGGAAGTACATTTCAATGAACGGAAGCTCATCAGACTTTCCAGGAATTGGGACTATTCTAATCTCATAGCTTCTTTTTGTTTTACCAGCATCAGGTTTCCATAACCTATTTTTTTGCTGAGAATCATCTCCTTGCGTTTTTTGTTTTGGTTCAAGCCTCTCTAAAGCTGCATTAATTTTCTTCATGTCTATCATGTTACTAAATTTCACTCCTAAATTGATTGTTTGTTTTTGTTGTTGTTGTTTTGCTTCTATTTTTGAACCTAACCACTTCTACTTCTTGTTACATTTGCTCCTGACTATTTTTAAAATTATTATGCTGCTGTTAATCACCTCTTTTCTGTTTGATAAAAATGAAAAGCTCACTATGGTTTGTGCAAATTATAGCAACCATTAATGAGCTTATTGTTGTATCTGTTTTTAAAACTTTATCTGTTCAGTTTAAACTTTGGTTTAACAAAAATTCTTTTAATCATTCTGAACAGAATTTGTATCTGCATTAGAAACCATAGTATAGCTATTAGAATTAGGACTGCAACAAAAAATAGAATTATACATCCAATAAATATAAGTGGAATTGCTACAGTTAATCCAACATATGCTGCTACTGCATAGATTAACCATTTTAGAGGAAGAATCAGTTCTGACATTTTTGATTCTTTCTATTTTATTTGGCGGAAGAGTGAATAGTCGAAATCCCGGCTTTCACCGCCATATCAGTATTCAAAGCTGATGGCTCTCCACAGAGCGTACTCTTCCTTTTAAGGATTTAGTTTATTAAAATTTCCAATATATATAATTTTATCATTATAGCAAGATACTCTAAAAACATTTCCATTAACATTGTCTACTATAGCAATATTTGCGCCATAATTAATATTAACCAATGAATATCGTTGTGCATACATTATTTGAGGACTCACTTCTGTATGAGTTTTTATAGAGAACACTAATAATAGAAATACTATAATAGATGCTATTACTAAAATTGTTTTTTTGCTAATGTTGATTATCATTTTAATCCTTTCATATTTGGCTGCCCTAGATCGATTTAAACGATCAATAAAGTGATTACCAGTGAAAGAGTTGAACTCTCATGACAAGGTTCAAAGCCTTGTATCTTAAACCATTAGATGAACTGGCATTTTAGATTTTAAAAACATATTTTCTGACTTCATCGACAAAAGACAAAGAGACTGTATTATTTTGCTCAAGAACTTGGAGTTACACCAATATTTTCTCATTAGATAAATGAGCGCTTTGATCAATTTGAATTACAAGAGCTTTTAATATTTACCAACTTTCTAAATTGATTTCATGATATATTCCACATTCACAGTATAGTATTTCTACATATATACTGCCATGAGAACCACATAACTCACATTCTCCAGAATTAGATCTTATGAATATTCTATCTGTTGTCATTTCTTTATTTAATTTAGGACAGATGTATTTTAAACAAAGAAGTTTAGCATCTTTATATTTCTTTATTCTTTTCATCTGTTTCATATGTTTCATATAGCTTTACTTTCAATTTGGAGGGATGAAGCGGATTTGAACCGCAATCTGCTTGTTTCACATACAAGCGCTTTACTCGCTTAAGCTATCATCCCCAATTGTTTGGAGACTCCAGTTGGAATTTCACCAACACAAAGCAATTTTGCAGATTGTTCTCTTGAATATTAGAGCATGGAGTCTTATTTTATATTGGTCGGTAAGGAGAGATTTGAACTCTAAAGATGTTTTTATCAACATCTGACAGTTTAGCAAACTGTTTGGTTCACTATACCAGATCTTCCATATAGTTTAATCTACACCAGAAATGCAGATAAAATATCTTGTGCACAGATAGATTAACATCATTTCTTATGCTCTCAACCTGGATATCAGGAGTTGCAGTGTAGATTTTTATGTTGGTCGAGCAAGAAAGAGTTGAACTTTCATCGACTGGTTCCCAAAACCAGGGCTATTACATTAAGCTATTGCTCGATATTTTAATTTGGTGACCCGTGAGATAGTTGAAATCTCCTCTAGAGTTTGAAAGACTCTGATACTTTCCGCTGTACGAACGGGTCATTTTATATTTTGGTGGCTCTAACAGGATTCCAACCTGTGGCTTCCTCTTTAGAAGAGAGGCACTCTATGCGGGCTGAGTTATAGAGCCATTTAAATTTTATATCGTCATATTAGTATTTTTCTAATATTGTATTCTTCTTCAGATTGCAACCTCTTTAAAAAATCATTTTATCTGGACAAGAGTGACGTACCAGACAAGCATCATTGAGCCACCATCAGAGGAACTTTCGTTACTCCTCCACCGCTACTTTTTTCACAAGAAAGTAGTAAAACTCTTTCATATTTAAGTGGCCCTAGAAGGATTTGAACCTTCACCCAGATTAACTGGACTAGTTCTTAAAACTAGCGTGGCTGCCGTTACACCATAGAGCCATTACTTATCCATCTTCTTACAAATATCAATTCAGCTTATCAAACAGAAGTGCATAAAAAACTATAATTGCCATGACTACACAAAATACTGCATCAAATTTACCTTTATCTAATGTTCTCAGATGTTCCATTGGAGCATAACAGATAAACATTAATAGTAAGAGTCCATAGATTGCTCGAAACATTTTAGTAACCTTTCTTATAGACTGTTTATTTTGTATAGTATAATATAAACAATCTATAAACAAAAGTAAAGGAGTATTTTAAAATTATTAGACTTGCCACAATCAACCAAAGCTGATTGTTCGCCACGTAATTTGTCTAACTCTGAATCTGCAAGAGTGCAGATTCAGCAGTAGTCTAATTTTTATTAGTTGGTAGCCTGGGAGCGATTTGCAGGCTATGTAATAAATTTATTATATGGACTTTGTACGGGATGAGGGAGTCAAACCCTCCATCTTGGCTTTATAAGAACCAGGCATTCATCAGGTATGCTAATCCCGTACAAAGTCCATATTTCTATTTAAAATTATTAGCTTAAAAGTAAAAATACATTATGCAAGAGCTAATTGTTTCATGAATATGTCGAATTCAACTTCTACAAATAACTCGTTATGTTTGCCCATGTCTTTTATAATATAAACTTTATAGCCAGCTCTTTCTATTTCTTTTATTTTTATCTTTTCTCTACTCTGTACTTGTTCGACTGAATGTTTATCTGCTACTTTCTTATAATGCCAAATACCATTCCATAAAATTGCAGTTTTAATATCTTCTATTATTACATCTGCATCCCAACCATTAAAAATAGCTTCATTATGCAGTACGTTTTTAAATTTTCTGCAACACAGTTCATAAAAATATATTTCATTCTTGCTTCTTCTTCTTAATCTCTGAGAATTAGCAGATTTTTTACCAGCTTCTCTTGCTTTAGCTAAATATTCAGCAGAAGATCTTGTACATGTTTCACAGCAATATTTTTTATTTGAATCTATTCTTTTCAAAAACATTTTTTGACAATTGATGCTATTACATGTTACTTCTATTCTTTCTATTTTATGAATATTTACTATTCTGCCGCTTACATAACCTGATTTAATAGTATTTGATACTTTTTTTCGAGTTTCTTCACTGTGTGTTCGCGCATGCGAACATTTATCAGAACAGCATTTATGAGATAGAGCATTATCTCTAATTCTTATTTGAGTTTCGAACCATTTGTTACATCTATCACATTTGTGAAAAACTTCAACCCATAAAATCTTTTTAGCTTTCGACTTTATACTTTTAGATAATTTCTGTAATGATTCTTCTGAAAACTTTCTTCCATAAAAGGGATTATTAGACCCTTTTAAATTTATTCCAGTGTTGCAGAATCTTTTGTGAGATGTTACTGCTCTTTTAGATTTAAAATATCTATCGCATGTATCACATTTTATCATTGAACTATCTCCTCAGTGTTTATACTATAATAAATATAAACATCAAAGAGAAAAGTTCAACTACATATTACCCCAATCAATACTGTTTATTGAAGCAATATTTCTACCGTCCTGGATCGGTCTGCAGGCTATTTAAAATTTACTTCTTCACAAGATTTGGATCAACAATTTCCGGATTGATAATTGTAACCTTGATGTCATCCATTTCGTACTTGTACTTTCCATAAGTATTTTCAAGATATGGTCTGATTGCATCTGGTGTGAAGCAGAAAACTGATCCATCAATATCGACCAGAACTGGCATCTTCCTTCTACTAACTTTCAATCCGATAATCTTTGCATTCTTGCTATCATAAGTGAATGGCTTATTAATCCATTCAGGATTGAGTTGATACCACTGAGCTTCTTCAATATAGTCTCTATAGAACTGCGTAATCACAACTCCATCTTCTGCAACTGCTGAACATTCAAGCTTCATACTGAAAGATGAATCATTAAACTTGATACAGCCCTGACTGAACTTGACATTATACTTTGTTTCAACAACTTTAAGAGCATTTTCAATTTCTCTACGGATATTCTTGAGGTTGCTCTTATCAAAAACCATTTTGATTTAATCTCCGTTTGAGAAGTTGTTGTATAACCATTTTGTACGGTTAAATATAAACTGAATGCAAATGTAAACAATTTTTATTCAATTGTCAAATTATTATCTAACCATTCTTCACACTGCTCTTGAGACTTTATATTACCAAGATTGTTCCTAAAATAGAATAGTTTCACGTTCAAAATATTTTTAAATGCTTTAATTTTCAATTTAGATATAGTGACGTGTCTTCCTCTTCTAGAGCCCTTTATTTCTATCCATAGATTACAATCTGGTATGAAAAAATCAGGAACATATTGCATCCCATCATCTGAAGTTCCATTGCTGATAGTGAATTTTTCAGCATTTTTAATCCAATAGATGTTTCTACTATTCAGTATATCTGCAAAAGCTAATTCATACAACCCATTCATTTCAAACTGTTCACCTTTTATATTTGCAAATTGTCTATTCTTTGTAAGCTCTTTTTGAGATTCATGGTTCAAATCAATCATGATATCTCCATTAATTGGTAACCATTTTATATGATTAAATATAAACAATTTAACCTAAAAGTAAACAACTGTTTTATTTTGTAGCATCTACTCAGATTTAAACTGAGACCCTTTGCTTGGAAGGCAAACATGCTAAATCGTTAAACACTATAGATACTTATTTTTATATATAGAGTGCCAGAGGAGAGATTTGAACTCTCAGTAGGATTTCTCCAGATTGCTTCTAAAGCAATTTCGTATGCATTCCGACACTCTGGCTCTTTTGTAATCTTTCTATTCTATCAAGTTCTTTTTGCATTTTTAAAATTTCTAATTCTGTATATATTAACAAAATTCTTAAAGAATCTAATTTTGTATTTGCAAATAAAAATGGGTTATTAAGATTTTTCATTATTGTTTTTACTAAAGCAGTATCTACAGGAACTGTTGCAGATTTTGTAGATACTGCAAACAATAAAATACAAGCTAAAATTAATGCCATAACTTTCATTTTATCTCATTTTAAAATTGGTAGCCCTACTCAGATTTGAACTGAGACGGCATAAATGCCACTGCTTTTGAAGCAGTTGAGTAGACATTCCTCTATAGGGCTATTGTTATTCTTCATCATTTATTAGTAGCTCTGGAGGGATTTCAACCCTCACTCCATTTAAGGAACATATTCTTGAAATATGCGAGTCTAGCAATTTCTCCACAGAGCTATATTTTTGGTGGACTGAGATGGAATCGCACATCTACCACTAGTTTTTCAAGCTAGCACTCTTCTCCTGAGTTATCAGTCCCTATTTATTGGTGCACTTGATAGGATTCGAACATATATGAGATTTTTATTGGTGGGTCTGGCAGGAATTGCACCCGCATTTTTCTCCTTAAAAGGGAGCTACAAAAGCTAATTTTTGTTACAGACCCATTAAAATCTTTAATTCATTTATGCATTTTAAAACATTTTCTTTAACATCTTGAGCTTCAAATCTTATAACTTTCCAACCATTTTCTATACTAAATTTATCTCTTCTTTCATCTATTAATTTAACTTTTGGTAAATTATGTGTAGACCCATCAATTTCAACATCAATTTTTAAATCTATAAAAGCAAAATCATAACAATATATACTATGCTGATAATTGTATATCCATCCTTCAATGTTTGAATATTCTAAAGCATTTTTGAATATTTTTTCTGGATAACTCATTTTAGAGCAATGATTTAGTTTGTATGGAACTTTTTCTGGATGTTCCATTAAATATTTTATTCGATGTAAAGATAATTTGTTTCTAGTTTCTTCAGTGTGATGTCTGCCTGTCCAATATATTCTTGCTGATTCTGATCTTTTCTTCCTCAATATTTCACTTTTATCATTATCAAGACAAAACATTACATGAGAAGTCATTTTTTGTGGTATATCAAAACAAAATTCTTTTTTACAATGTTTGCATACATATATTTTCATTATGATCCTCCAATTATATAATAAATATAACTGTCGAATCATAAAAGACTTATGTAAAAAATATTTAATAAGCTAGTTCCAGTCATGGTGTACAAGTGCTTTTAATATTCAATATTTTGGCTGGCATGGTGGGTACCGCCCCCACATAATCTCCGTTAATTTTACATCTCTTAGGTTTAGCCTAATTGATGGGACAGCGGAGCGCAATTGCTTGTCTGCCACATGCCAGTATTTAAATTAGATTGTCTGCAACAATTTTTGTATAGTTTAATATAAACAATCTATGATCAAATGTAAACAACTATTTTAACAAAAACAAAAAAGAGATAAAACTTGAATGTCTTATCTCTGTGAAAGCTGTACTGCATATAAGACATTCATTCTAAGTCACTGTAGGTCTATTTTCATGATTATAGCTTTTAAAACTATTAATAGACAAACTATCTGAACATTGCAGATAGTTATCTGATAATAAGTTATGTCTTTGCTGTATGGTCATATGATTAATCTCTTTAGTTGTTGCTAATATAAATATATCTTAATCATAGCAAAATGCATTAAAAATCAGCAGTCTGTTCTTTGTTTGCCCAAGTATTTGTTGCTATATACTGTATCCTCTTTTCATTGACAATCTTAACTGCTTCTTCTTTACTTTTAGCCCAGATTGTACAGTATAGCACATGCTCATCTTGCAACAGACTATTTTTGAAATTAGAACTGTCATCAGAATTAAATAGATAAGGATAGAATCTTTCTTTCTTTTCAAACCATTCACATCTAGGGTCGTAGTTTTTGTCTCCATGGTTCAAATCTTCTACTGGATCCTGGCTATAGTCTGACTCAACAATAGAATCACCATTTTCTCTCATATATACTACATAAGTTTTGTAGCCATTATTTATGAATGTCAGAGCTTTGTTTATGTTGTCTATTCTGTTGTTCAGTTTAAATGATTCTGTAGAATATTCGCAATCTTGTTGTTCTACTAATCTATTTAATTTTTCTTTGTGATCATCTGTGAAAACTCCAATTGTCTGCATTCCTGAATATTCACCTTCATATAGAACATGAACAGTTTCTTCATTTTTCATAGATAAAATGAATCTTTCTAATAGTTCTATATTAACTATACCTACTAAATTCATTAATCTTCTTAGCAGATCTTGTTGTTCATAATTCAGATCATATTTTAGAACCAACTCTAATGTTTTCATAGTATGCTTGGATGATCCTTTAAAAAAGACAATACATCATTTATGCCACAGTTGCAAGTTTTTCTAACTTCTATTGGAACTTGATAGTTGCAAAATAGAGAATGTGGAGCTAATTCATGTCCAACAGCATTTTCAATCTTTTTAAGAATAGCATACATTTCTTTGCACATTTTTCTGTACATATCTCTGTCAGCTATAGCAGCATCAAAAAAATCTCTAGATACTTTATCTTCATCTGTATCATGAGTGTCTAAATTTAAAAGGCTCATATTGAGCTCCTAAAAATCATTTGGATGTCTCAATCTGTCATCCCAGAATTCATCTACATTAGGTTTATTTGCTATATAGTTTTTGATGTTCAGCCCTACTTTTTGTAATGCTTCAAATGCATCTTGCAAAGCTTGTCCACTTCTTAGTGTCCATAGATAGACTTCTGCTCCAGCTTCTATTTCTTTCTTAATAGCATTTATTACATCCCATTTTGGCTCACCAATAGCTAGATAGTTACTCTGAGGATCTGTGAAAGTAGTTCCATCAAAATCCAAAGCTATATGTTTTGTCATCAAACTGCCATTTCTGCTGTTAATTTAGGATGGAATTGATAATTCTCTAATTCAAAATCTGTCATCACAAAATCTTCTAATTTAGTCTGTCCTCTATCTTTTATTTTTAATTTTGATTTTGGTATTTGATATGGAATTCTCTGCAGCTGTTCTTTAACTATATCTATATGATTCAAATATATATGAGTATCTCCCCCGACAAATATTAATTCGTGCGGAACAGTATTTGTAAGTTTAGCCAATATAGATAGTAGAAATGCATATGATGAAATATTCGAGCAGAGTCCTAAAAAACTATCCACACTCCTCTGATACCATTGCAGTGACAATTTCAATTCTGGAATTTCTATTTTTGATAATATCTGATCTAATTTTGTTGATTCTTCAAACATTCCAGTAGAAGACTCTACATCTATTTTAAGCACTTTCATTATATCATCATATAATACAGGACTGTTATTATTTAAATAGATTAGTTTGTCAAAATTATTCATTTTTGAACAATATAGCTGTATAAGAACATGGCATGGGGGCAATGCGCATTTATCTGAACTTACTTCTGCGGGATTCCAAGCTGTAACAAGTATTCTTCTGTCATTGGGATTTTTCTTGATTGTGTCTATAACGTTTTGAAGCTGATCTATTTCATGTTTGTATATTTCTGTTTCTACAAAATTAGCTTCTTCTTTTTCTATAAATTCCCATTTCCGCCATTGTTTGCCATAGAGTTTGCCACAATCACCATCATCTTCATAGTTATTTCTTTTTATATAATCTGCATAGTTTCCATCCCAGAATTTATTTTTAGCATATATTTTCTTTAGATCATTGATATTGGATGAACCAGATATGAACCATAGTAATTCTGATAATATTGAAAGAACTGGCATTTGTCGTGTAGTAATTATTGGAAATCCTTCATATATAGAAAATCTAAGCGTAGTTCCAAAGATAGATTTAGTGTCTACACCAGTTCTGTCAGATTTAGTTTCTCCATTATCTAAAATATTTTGCAATAAGTCTAAATAGTTTCTCAAAGTTTAGCATACTCCTTGTCAGAAATTTCTTGAGTAATTTCTACAATGTATGTAATTTTGTGTTTATCATTTTTAAGAGTGAATCTAAACTTTCCATCTACATAGTTCACATCAGAAGATTTAATTTTAGCATTAAATTTCTTTTCTTTATCTGATTTGACTAATGGATATATCAAAGAATCTGAAAATCTTGTTAGCAAATTGTACAGGAAATTCTTATATGCTTTTCTGTTTTTATAAGTCATTAACATTAGATATCCTCCTTTATGATAAATTTTTCGCCATTCTTGCCTGCTTCATAAGCTTTCTTTAGTAGATCTGGTATCTCTGTCATGAAAGCTAAATCTCTTCCAAGTATCATGTCTTCTGGTGAATCACATTCATCTGAAGCAGAGCAGAAATGATGTCCATTTATTTTTAAACTATAGTAACTATCTGATGATTCAATTTCTATTTTCATAGAACCTCTCTAACAAATAGTGCAACTTCTATTTTTTCTCCGCATTTCATTGATAGGTCCGATAGTAATTGTTTAATAATAACTTTATCGTTTTTGATAAACTTTTGCTCTGATAGACAAACTTCTTTGAACCATTTATTCAGCTTTCCATCTACAATTTTCTGTAATAGCTCTTGTTTATCTGTTTTAAATCCTCCTTTTTCTGTCATTTCTTTCATAGTCACAATAGATAATAGATTCTGCTGACTATTCAGCTCTCTTTCAGAAATATCTTCTTTAGAGACATACAGTGGATTTTCAGAAGCTATCTGCAGACATAGATCGTTTCCAAGAACATTAAACTCATCAGTTTTGGCCACAAAATCAGTTTGACATTTTAGTTTTAACAGAACTCCAATTTTCTTGTTAGCATGTACATATGTGAAAATTCTACCTTCAGAAGTAGTTGCATTGTTGTTTGTCAGAATCTGAATACTCTGTTCTTGCAGCCATCTGATAGCTAGTTCTATATCATTCTCTGTTTTTTCTAATGCTTCTTTACATTTTGCAACAGACACATTAGTTCTCTGTCTGAATTCTTTTATGATGTCAAGATTGTTCATTTTAGTCCTGCTTGTTTATTCAAATATTTCATGAACCAAATTCTAGCTGCTGTGCTAGCATCTCTTGTCATATCTTTTGGCTCTAAATTATTTGACTGTAATGTGTCCATTTCCTCTTTAATAATATCATTTACAACCCATTTTAGAAATGCACCAGTTCCTTTTACGTCTGGCTCAAGTGAATTTTGAGTAAAAACATATTCTATACCCTGTAAAAGTCTAGAATCTGTCACAGTATATGCAATAAATTCATTAATAGAATTCATCTTTTCTGTATCTACTTCAGCAAGCTTTTTAACTTTAGAAGAAGAATGTTTCATCCCTTTACTTTTAAATGTAATTCTTCCAGTTTTGTTACTGTAGTTGCAAAAAACGATTCCTTCTCCTATTCCCTCTTTGCCAAAATATTTACCTACAGGACAGCAAGCTTCTACTTCTTCTGTCATTTTCACAATTTCATTCTGCGATCTTTCAGGATAGTTAAAATCAATATCTATTGAATATGTTTTAAATTGATGAACATTATAAATTCTATTTTCATTGCTATGAATATTTTTATATTGATCATCTGTTAGCCAATAAGCAAATACAGACTCTTCTTCTATAGCACTCATTGGAGTAATTTTAACTCCAAAAATTAAAAACATTTTTTCAAGTCCAGATATTGCTACTCCACCCTGAATGTTAGACCCTGCCCACTCTCCATAGATTGTAATAATGTCATCTTGTAAACTTTTAGTATCTTCATCTATTTGTTTGAACAATTTTAAAAAAACATCTTCATTAGATTTTACAAAAAATGCAAATCCAGCATTGTCATGTTCTACAGATACATTATGATTTCTTGCCTGTGCCCATATTTCTGTACCGTCGAAGGATACAGCTGCATGTGTCCCGTGAATTTTGCAAGTTCCAGTAAATGTAAGAGTTGGCAGCATTACAGATGGATCATAGATCGCATCTCCATTTTCATCCTTACCTTTATATCTATAAGATAGCTGCACTCCTTTAATTACATTTCTGAACTGCTCAATTTCAGGAAATTTAATGAATTTTTTCATTTAGTTTCTTCTCTCTTGCATAATCTTTCATTGCTGCTTCTTTAGT